AGTACCCCTATCACTTAAAATAGGGTGGTGTTGTAAAAAAATAATTTGCAATATAAAATATAAAACCATGGGATATAAAACCAGCAGGAAAGAGGCTTTACAGGCAGGAGAAACTAGATATATAGGAGTGCCGTGCTCACATGGTCATGGCTCGATTCGATACACTAGTAATTATGAGTGTGTAGTATGTAAGCGCAATAGACACCGAGGAGGTAAAGACGCTGTTATAGATCCTGTTTTAGAGCAATCTCGTATAAATCGAGCTAATGCAATGGCTTTAGGAAAAAATAAATATATGGGAATAAAATGTTCTCACGGGCATGATGGAGAACGCTATGTTAGGAATCATGAGTGTGTAAAGTGTCGGGAAGAATATAAAAAGAAAATAAGAAAAAAATTTAGTTTATTACGTAAAACCGTAGCTAAGACCTTGTGTGGTCCTCGTCCCCCTCGAACTAATAATAGGAAAAGAATATATACAGATGAGCAACGTTTAGAAAGGCAACGAATTCGTAAGGCTAAATATAGAAATAAAAACAGAGATAAAATAAATGCTAGTAAAGCTAAACGCCACGCAGGAAAATTAAACAGAACACCTACATGGTTACGCCCTGTAGATTTTAAACTCATACAAGAGATCTACACAATTGCCAAAAGACTCACAGAGAAGACCGGAGAGTTATATCACGTAGATCATATTATCCCCCTACAAGGTAAAATAGTTTCAGGACTACACATACCTACAAATCTTCAAGTACTAAAAGCAGCAGACAATCTAAAGAAAAACAACCTCTATACAGTGGAATGATTCCTATTTCTGAAATATATTTCTGAGCTGATACACTATGCTTTTTGGAGAACATTATGCGCGAAAAATTATTAACAGCATTAGAAAACCATGCAAAAGGTCATATTGATAAACATAGAATAAATGTTGAAGTTTACTTGACAAACCCTGTCGGTATAGGGGAACATAGTGATATCGTTGAAGCTGTGGAGAAAGAGCTAGACGAAATGGCGAGGTACCACGATCAGTTAGAGATGATTAAAAAGTACTTCTAAAGTTCCTTGGGGTCAAACCCATATAAGGAGGCAATATGTTTGATGATAGTTTTAAAACGTTTGTTGTCATGGCTGTGGTATTCTTCATCACCTTGTTTATACACGGCTAGGTGAGCCATCTCATGTAAGAGTGTTTTACAGATAGTATCGAAGTGACCATTCTTAGTGCTACTTATATAGATCGCGTTTTCATCGGGTGCGAACTCACCCATAATATCTTTGCGTCGAGTAACCTTAAATTTAATCTGACAAGCATGAGGCATATTTAGTTTGTCAAATGGTGGTAACTTAACAAAGGTCTTATATAAGAGTTTAAGGTTTGCGTCTGTGAGTAAAGTCATGAACGAGCCCTACCTAAAGACCATAGGTTGACTGGACCAAACTCTGTATCTTTCCACTCTATAGACATGTCTTTGGATGTTTAGGAATAAAACCTTCTGGTAGATATAAATAGTCTTGGTGAATACAAGCGGTTGACCATTGTTTAAGTTCGCCTTGTACACATTCTTGGAAATATTGATGGGCATGAGCGCAGGACTCGAAGTTACCTATGTACTGTCGATCATTATCTAAATACAAATATAAAACCCACTCAAACATTCTAATATTATACTCTTTTTATAATAGTGTGATACAATTTAATTTATTAGCTGCAATTTCAAGGTGTAAACAGCGACACATGAGTAAATTAAAGATACCAAAACTATCTCCTGCAGAGGAAAGCGACTTAAAAGAGCAAGCCGTCGTGCGCCCTGCAATTGAATCTGATATTCCTCTTCCTAAAAATAAGGCAGAAGCTGTGCCTCCAATGACTTCTGAAGAAGAGATTGAGGTTCGAGCTAACACAATTAAAACAGTCGCTGACTTAAATGGCGATGATATTACTCCAAGTCGTGAGCATCAACAGCAAGCAACGCAACTAGCACGAGATGTAATGACAAATAAAAAACTCAAACCAGAATTTGGTAATTATCCTAATGAAACAATGGCGTTCCTTGCAGGTTTAGTTGGACAAACCAACTGTATGATTGTAGAAGAGCTAGCTGATTTAAAACTTTTCGTGGTCAATAATGCAGTTAGACTTCACGAAATGTCCGATAGTATGCGAGATAAATTATCAGCGTTAAGATTAATTGGTGAAATTGATGGAGTAGATGCATTTAAAAAGAAAACAGAAATTACTCATGTCACTAAATCGGGACAAGAGCTTGAAGAAGAACTAAAGAAAACTATTGAAGAACTAAAAGGAACAATTGTTGAGGGAGAAGTGATCGAGGACGACGATGATTAGTCCACAAGATCTAGCACTACTTGAAAAAGCACTACCTCACATGAGTGAGCGAGAGCAACAAAAAAATTTAAAACTTCTTACCGAGTATAAAAAAGAAATAACAAAAGATAGGGGCACAAAAAAGTTTTTAGATTTTATTAAACATGTGTATCCTAACTATATTATAGGAGAACATCATAGACGGCTGGCTCAACTCTTTGAAGACATCGCTAACGGCAAAAAGAAACGAATTATTGTTAACATTGCTCCGCGACATGGAAAAAGTGAACTCATATCATACTTGGCGCCAGCTTGGTTCTTGGGTAAACATCCAGCAAAAAAAATTATTATGGCGTCTCATACAGCTGATCTTGCCGTTAATTTCGGTCGTCGAGTCCGTAACCTCGTGGGTAGTGATTCGTATAAAGATGTGTTTCCAAATGTTGAGCTCCAAGCAGACTCGAAGTCGGCTTCTCGTTGGGGTACTAACTTTAATGGTGAGTATTTTGCCATTGGTGTGGGCGGCGCTCTTGCTGGACGCGGGGCTGACCTCTTTATCATCGACGACCCTCACTCAGAACAAGATGCAAAACTTGGAAAACCAGATGTATTCCTCCCCGCTTGGGAATGGTTTCAATCAGGTCCCTTACAACGGCTTATGCCCGGAGGAGCCATCATTGTCGTTATGACTAGATGGTCTAAGCTCGACCTGACAGGGCAAATTGTGAATCAAATGATTAAGAATGATGAGGTAGATGATTGGGAAGTAGTTGAGTTTCCAGCGATACTAGAAGATAAGAGTGGTGAAGAAGTGCCACTATGGCCAGAATTCTGGAGTTTAGAAGAACTAAGGTCAAGACGAGCGGCGTTAGACATTCGATATTGGAATGCGCAGTATATGCAAAACCCAGTATCCGAAGAAGGCGCGTTAATTAAACGAGAATGGTGGAATATATGGGAAGAAGAGAATCCACCAGCATGTGAATTTATAATTATGTCACTGGATGCGGCTCAAGAAGCCAATACACGGTCAGACTACAACGCATTATTGACTTGGGGCGTTTTTCTTAACGAAGAAACCGATAATTATAATATAATATTGTTAAATGCAGTAAAACAACGGCTAGAATTCCCAGAATTAAAGGAACTTTGTTTAGATGAGTACCGAGATTGGGAGCCAGACGCATTTATTGTGGAGAAAAAGTCCAATGGAGCTGCTTTATACCAAGAATTTAGGCGTATGGGCATTCCTGTAGGGGAATTTACTCCAGGAAAAGGGCAAGATAAAATAAGTCGAGTCAATGCAGTGTCAGATTTATTCAGATCTGGTATAGTGTGGGCTCCAGACAGACGGTGGGCGCATGAAGTGATTGAAGAATGTAATGACTTTCCATCAGGTGCAAACGATGACTTGGTTGATGCCACAACGTTAGCACTTATGCGGTTTAGGCAAGGCGGATTTATTAGGTTACCTAGTGATGAAGAAGACGAGATCCCTGGGTTTAGAGGGCATGGGCAGAAAAGGCTATATGCTTTATAAAATATTAAATGATTTATGGAAAGTACTTTGGTGGACAATATTAGTTTTGCTAATTATTTATCACCTCTTCATAATTCAAATTAAAAAATTATTAGGAATTTATAATGGCGGCAAATGATATAGATAAAGGTGTAGCACAAGCCCCTAAAGGCTTAAATGAGATGATGGACGAAATGGCTACTATGGAGCCAGATGTCGAGATCGAAATTGAAGACCCAGAAGAAGTAACTATCAAAGCAGGTGGCATGGAGATTGAAATTGATCCTGATGCTATGGCTGATGAAGAATTTAATAAAAACCTAGCTGAAGAAATAGATGATGATAGTTTAGCAAAACTAGCAGACGAGTTATTAGAAGATTATGAAAGTGACTTATCAGCACGACGTGACTGGTTAGACACTTATGTTGATGGATTAGAATTACTCGGGTTAAAACTCGAAGACCGATCAGAGCCATGGGAAGGTGCGTGTAATGTTTATCACCCTCTTATGACCGAGACTTTAGTGAAGTTCCAAGCTGAAACCATGACGGAGACGTTCCCGGCAGCGGGCCCCGTAAAAACTCAAATCATAGGAAAGTTAACTAAAGAAAAAGAAGAAGCGGCTGATCGTGTCAAAGAGGACATGAACTATCAATTGACAGAGAAAATGCCTGAGTACAGACCTGAACATGAAAGAATGTTGTGGGGTTTGGGGCTCGCAGGTAATGCTTTTAAAAAGGTTTACTATGATCCTAGCTTAGAGCGTCAAGTCGCTATCTTCGTTCCAGCTGAAGACATTGTTGTGCCTTATGGTGCATCAGACTTAGAGTCAGCAGAACGAGTTACCCACGTCATGCGTAAGACAGCAAACGAATTACGCAAACTTCAAGTCGCAGGTTTTTATCGTGACATTGATTTAGGAGAGCCTTCTCATAGTCTAGAAGAAGTAGAGAAAAAGATTGCTGAGAAAATGGGCTTCAACGCAACCACAGATAATCGCTTCAAAATTTTAGAGATGCATGTTGACCTTGATCTCGAAGGTTATGAAGATGAACAAGATGGTAAACAAACAGGCATTGCATTGCCCTACGTTGTTACTATTGAAAGATCAACACAAGAAATTTTATCAATTCGACGTAATTGGAATCCAGAAGATGACACCAAACAAAAACGTCAACACTTTGTGCATTATGGATATGTACCTGGTTTTGGTTTTTATTGTTTTGGCTTAATTCATTTAATAGGTGCATTTGCAAAATCTGGAACCATGATTTTACGTCAGCTAGTTGACGCAGGTACATTATCAAATCTTCCAGGGGGATTCAAATCACGAGGTCTAAGAATTAAGGGGGACGATACTCCTATTTCGCCCGCTGAGTTCCGTGATGTTGATGTACCAAGTGGCACCATTAGAGACAACATTATGCCTCTACCTTACAAGGAGCCTAGTCAAGTTTTAAATCAGCTCATGAATCAGATCATCGATGAAGGAAGGAGATTTGCTTCTGCGGCTGATTTAAAAGTTTCTGATATGTCTGCTAACGCACCAGTTGGCACAACTCTAGCTATCCTAGAGAGAACACTGAAAGTAATGAGTGCAGTGCAAAGTCGTATTCATTATGCAATGAAACAAGAATTTAAATTACTCAAAGGTATTATTAGAGACTTTACCGACGACGAGTATTCGTATGAGCCTAATAAAGGTGATGAACGAGTTAAGAAATCTGACTATGATTCAGTTGAAGTAATTCCTGTATCTGATCCTAATGCGGCAACAATGTCACAGAAAGTGGTTCAGTATCAAGCAGTTATGCAGTTAGCACAAGCTAACCCAGACATCTATGACATGGTTGAGCTAAACCGTCAGATGTTAGATATTCTTGGAGTGAAGAATGCAGAAAAATTGATTCCTAACAAAGATAATATGAAACCAACAGATCCTATTTCTGAGAATATGAATGTAATTAATCTAAAACCGGTCAAAGCGTTTTTATACCAAGATCACAAAGCACACCTTGATGTACATTTAGCTTTTGCTGATGACCCTAAAATTAAACAACTTGTTGGACAAAGTCCAAAAGCAGGTGAGGTCCAAGCAGCACTCGACGCACACGTCGCAGAACATTTAGCATTCTTATACAGACAGCAAGTTGAAGAACAACTAGGTGCACCACTACCTAAACCAAATGAAGTTCTTCCAGAAGATGCAGAACTAGAAGTATCGCGATTAGTTGCTCGCGCAGCACAACAACTACTGGGTAAAAACCAGCAAGAAATGGCACAGCAAGAAGCTGCACAACAAGCACAAGATCCATTAACACAAATACAACAACGTGAATTATCAATCAAAGAACAAGAAGCTCAAGCAAAAGCTCAGAAGATGGCAGCAGACACTGCCTTAGAGCAAGCTAAACTTGAGTTAGAAAGATTAAAGATTGATTCACAAGAAAGAATTGCAGGAGCTAAACTCGGAGCTGAAGCAGTGATGGAGGAGAAAAAAATTCAATCGGATGAGCTGAAAGCTGGCGCTAAGATTGGGGTTGATGTAATTCAACAAAATAAACAAATCGAGGCAAATAAACGAAAGGAATAAACTATGACGATCGATGAGATCAAGGTCATTGCAGAAAAAATTTCCACAGAACGCGCAGTGTTTGTTGAAGACTTAGCAATGGGTCGAGCAGAAGAACACGCACAATATATGCATGCATGTGGAATTGTTAGAGGGTTTGATATAGTTCAAAGCATACTTTCTGATTTAGCAAGATTACAGGAGGTAGACGATGACTGAAATCATAACGCCTAACAAAACTATTGTAGACTTCAAAGGCAAAGCAGTTAAAGCTGAAGAAGAAAAACAAGAACAAAAACCCACTCAATTACCTGAAGTCAAGGGCTATCGCATTTTATGTGCTGTGCCTTCTGTTGATGAAGCGTATGAGAGTGGGATAATTAAAGCAGGTACAACCAAACATATTGAAGAACACTCAACTGTGGTTTTATTTGTTATTAAAGTAGGAGATATGGCTTACCAAGACAAAGACAGATTTCCTACAGGACCCTGGTGTAAAGAAGGCGACTTCGTAATTACCAGAGCATATTCCGGTACTCGGATCAAGATTCATGGTAAAGAGTTCCGCATTATTAACGACGATACAGTTGAAGCAGTGGTCGATGACCCACGTGGATACGAACGCGCATAAGGAGACGAAGTATGGCGAAAATTATCAATGAAATACCTGCAGAATTAGAGATGGAAGGCGAGGAAACGGAAGTAGAACTCGAAGCCTCTGAGGAAAAGGTAGAAGAACCAAAAGAAGAACCTAATAAAGAAGCTGCTCCTGTTCAAGAAGAGCTTTTTGAGATTGAAGAGGAAGACGATACTCCTCCAGAAGATCGTAACCGTGAACCATTACCGGACGAGGTTAAAGATGAATTAGAAAAAGATAATCTAGAAGATTATTCAGCACGAGTCAAAGAAAGAATGGCTCAGTTGAAAAAAGCTTGGCATGATGAGCGCCGTGCAAAAGAAGCAGAATCTCGTGAAAGAGAAGAAGCTATTAAATATGCACAGCGTATTATCGACGAAAATAACAAGCTTAAAACTACTTTGTCTACAGGCGAAGAAGATTATCTTAAAACGCTAAAAGAAAAATATGAATCTGATTTAGCGATTGCTCAACGCGATTATCGAGAAGCTTATGATGCTGGAGATAGTCAGAAACTTATTGAGGCTCAAACTAAAATGGGTGAGGCTCAGTTTAAACTACAAAATGCTATGGGAATGAAGCCTCAGTATTCAAAAGAAGCTTTACAACAAGCCCAAAATAGTGTAGATTCAGAGCAAGCAAGATTATTACAGCCCAAAGCAGCTAAACCCGATGATAAAGCTCTTGCATGGCAAGAAAAAAATCAATGGTTTGGTAAAGATCAAGAAATGACATCTTTAGCTTTAGGATTGCATGAGAAGTTAGTCAGCAGTGGAGTTGATCCCAGATCTGACCAATATTACCGTCGTATAGATGAAACGATGCAGAAACGTTTCCCAGAATATTTTGGGGAATCTGAAGATTCGTTGGAAGAGGATAAACCTGCCCAACGCACTAAAAAACCTTCTACTGTTGTTGCTCCGGCTACGCGTAGTACCGCGCCAAAAAAAGTACGACTGACTAAAACTCAGTTAGCGTTAGCGAAGAAATTTAAACTAACACCGGAACAATATGCAAAAGAACTTTTAAAAACGGAGAACGCAAATGGATAAACGTCAAGATAGAGACTTAGAAGTAAGAGAAACAACCGACCAAAGAAGTAAACAATGGGCACCCCCATCACTACTTCCAGAGTTTAAAAAGAAACCAGGTTGGGCGTATAGATGGATTAGAATTACTCTAGCTAACGAGGCGGATAATCGAAATGCTTCTTCTAAAATGCGTGAAGGCTGGGAACCTGTGAAACATTCAGAGCACCCAGAAGTTAATTTACCGGTAAGTTCCAACGGCAACTTTAAAGATGCTATAGAAGTTGGGGGCTTACTACTTTGTAAAATGCCACAAGAAATGGTAGATCAGAGAAATGAGTATTACAAGAAAAAAGCAGAAGGTCAGGCAGAAGCCGTTGATAATAGCTTCTTAAAAGAAAATGACCCGCGTATGCCTCTATTCTCCGATAAAAAATCTACTAAGTCTTTTGGTAAAGGTTAAAATCTTTAAGGAGATGATATTATGGCAACAACAGCCGCACCTTACGGTTTAAAAGCCGTTAATTTAGTAGGTGGTCAACCATATGCTGGTTCGACTCGCTTATTAAAAATTGCGTCTGGGTATGCTGCGGACATCTATAACGGTTCAGTAGTTTCAGTAGTAGCTGCTGGTACAGTAGAAATTGTTAACGAATTAGGTACAAATGCTTCTCAATTTGTAGCTGGTACAGTTGGCGTTTTCGTTGGATGTTCTTACACAGACCCAAACACAAAACAAAAATTATTTAAACAATACTGGCCATCAGGCACTGTAGCTTCAGACGCAGTGGCTTATGTAGTTGATGATCCAGACGTAGTATTCCAAATCCAAGCTAATGCTACAGCTGCTCAAGCTGTTCTTGGCTCTAACATCGGTGTGGAAAACCCTACAGCTGGTGATACAGTAACAGGCAATTCAACAATGGCAGCAGATACAGCTACAGTAGATGTAACTAACACTATTGCATTTAAAATTGTTGACTTTGTAGACTCAACAACTTCAGAAGTTGGTGACACATATACAGACTTATTGGTTAAATTTAACCCATTGTCTCATGCGTACACTAACGGTACTGGTATTTAAGGAGAATAAACCATGGCAATTTCAAGAGCTCAGTTATTAAAAGAGTTGCTCCCAGGCCTTAATGCTTTATTCGGTATGGAATACCAGCGTTATGGTGAAGAGCACAAAGAAATCTACGAAACAGAATCATCAGAAAGAAGTTTCGAAGAAGAAACAAAACTATCAGGCTTTGGTAGTGCACCAGTTAAAGGGGAAGGCGCAGCTATCTCTTATGACAATGCACAAGAAGCTTGGACAGCTAGATATAACCACGAAACCATTGCTTTAGGTTTCTCACTAACAGAAGAAGCTGTTGAAGATAACCTCTACGACACATTATCTGCTAGATATACTAAAGCATTAGCTCGTGCTATGTCTTACACAAAACAAGTTAAAGCTGCTAACGTTTTAAACAACGGCTTTGACGGTACTAACTATCCAGGCGGTGATAACAAAGCATTATTTGCTACAGATCACCCATTGGTAAACGGCGGTACAAACAGCAATACTCAGTCAGTTGCTGCTGACTTAAACGAAACTTCATTAGAAAACGCAGTTATTCAGTTAGCTGGTTGGACAGATGAAAGAGGTTTATTAATTGCTGCTAAACCACGTAAATTAGTTATTCCACCAGCGTTACAATTCGTTGCTACTCGTTTATTAGAAACTGACTTAAGAGTTGGTACTGCTGATAACGATACTAACGCATTACGTACAAATGGTGCGATTCCAGAAGGATACACAGTTAATCATTTCTTAACTGATACTGATGCATACTTCTTAACAACCGACGTACCTAACGGTATGAAACACTTCGAAAGAACACCATTGACAACTTCAATGGACGGCGACTTCGATACAGGTAACGTACGATATAAAGCTCGTGAACGTTATTCATTCGGTTGGTCAGATCCCCTCGGTATGTGGGGCTCACAAGGTGCTTAGTTTTCATAGTTTCTAAGTACTTTCCTCCTAAGACCCAGTTTCGGCTGGGTCTTTTTTTATGCCTATCTAATGGTTTTCTTTATAGTTTTTATCTACAAATCAAATACAATACTTATATCAGCTTAGGCTGAAATTTAAAAAGAAGGAGTATCATTATGTGGACAACACCATCAGCAACAGAAATGAGATTTGGTTTTGAAGTAACAATGTATGTGTGCAACAAGTAAGGATTACATAAAAAGACTTCTAGAAACGCTTGATTGCGTTTAATCAAAGTTCGCGAATTAAGGGGCTACACAGCCCCTTTTTTGTTGTATAATGTCTATAAAATGTGTATCATTTAATTATTCGGGAAACATCGACTTATCTAACTGCCCCGACAGACGCATACACGATAGATAAGTTTAACTTTGTATGGAGACATTATAATGGCAAGATCAACCTTTTCAGGTCCAGTCACATCTAATGCTGGCTTTAACGGACCAGTCGTAGTAGACAATACTACACTCAACACAGGCGCAGCAGTTACAACAACTCTTACACGCGCTCAATCAGGAACATTATTTGAAGTAGACGGTACAGGCGACATCGTCGTTAATATGCCTGCTTTATCTACAGCTAATGTTGGTACAACATATGAATTCTTTGTAACCACTGCAGTAGGCGGAGCTAAAACTGTAACATTCGTATTACCAGGTGCAGGTGTATCTAATTGGTTTGCAGCTCTACAACTTATGGGTGGCACAGCAGCTAACCCAGCTAGTGACGTTGCAGGCGATACATTAACTTTAGTAAACTCAACAGCGGTTAATGCTAGAGTTAAATTAACATGTATCTCTGATGATGGTACTAACTCTACATGGAAAGCTGAAACACTTTCTACACCATTAGCAACTGTTGCTTAATAGGAGATAACTCATGGGCATGAACGGAGATATATGGGCAGTGACCCCTTCCACAAGTGCTACCTATTATAGAGCCGCGGCATCTATTGCGGGTGCCGGCGCGCTGACCTTACTTACACAAGATGCAGGTCCTAACGGTATTGGTTATAAAGTTAGAATTACATCTGTTGGAGATGACAGAGGTATTACTTTTACAATCGTAGGTATTAAAGTTGGTGATTTAACAGGTAAGTTTACAACTGAGGTTGTAACAGGAGCTAATGCTTCAACTGCTGACTCAACTAACTTCTTTGCTTATATTGAAAGTATTACTGCTTCAGGAGCATCTGCAGGTAATGTAAGTATTGGTACAACTGGTTCAATTGCTTTACCTAGAACTCGATTAAAAGGGTTTTATTATTTAGCTAGTGGTACAGCAGGTAGTATTAAATTAAACTTAAATAGCACATCCGGTGTAGAACTATTAAATCTATCCACTCCAGCGAGTGCGACTGGTACACAAGATATGTTCTTACCTGGACAAGGTATTTTAACAACCCGCAGTAACAATACAGACTTCGCTATATTGACTGTAACTAATGTTACTGATGTTACTTTATTCTGTGGCTAATTATGGCAACGACTAAGAAAAAAGGAATGGGGATTAAAACTTCTGTGAAGTCGGGTAATTTTCGCCCGACCAAGCAGGGTGCAGGTATGACTAAGAAAGGCGTCGCAGCCTATCGCAAAGCCAACCCAGGTTCTAAACTAAAAACAGCAGTTACGGGTAAAGTCAAAAAAGGCTCTAAAGATGCTAAGAGACGTAAGTCATTCTGTGCAAGATCAGCAGGGCAAATGAAAGACTTTCCTAAAGCTGCTAAAGATCCTAACTCAAGACTACGTCAAGCAAGGCGTAGATGGAAGTGTTAATATGGAACGAAAAATGCAAGAGACAGTAGCAGTCCATTCGGTTGAGATAAATCATCTTAAAAAAGATATGGATCATGTTAAGTGTAAAATTGACAAAATGGATACCCAGATAGATAACATTGAAAAAATGTTAGCTGAAATCAGAGGTGGTAAAGCCGCAGCTGCATGGATATTCAGTGGTATTGGTATTGTATTAAGTTCTATCGTTACATGGTGGATAAACAAATAATGTTTAAAAGGATATTAAAAATGTTTGAAAAAGAAAATTATGAACAACATGAAGAAAAAGTTGAGGCTGTAAAAAAAGAAGCTAAACCTAAAAAGTTTGACGCTAAAGCCCATAGAGAAAAAATAAAAGCTATGGAATTTGCAAATGCCTCCAAAAAGTAAGAAACAAAAAAGGTTTATGGAAGCAGTAGCTAATAATCCTAAGTTTGCAAAGAAAGTAGGCGTACCTACAAAAGTAGGTAAAGAATTTACAAAGAAACCAAAGTCCAAAAGGAGAAAATGATGGGCGGAATGTCAAAAAAAGATAGAGAACTTTTTGGTGATAAAGAAACAGATGCACCAGAACCTGATAATTTTAAAAAGTCAAAAAAAGCTAAAGAAGCAGAAGATAAAAATAAAAAACTTGACCGACTAATTGAACAAAAAACAAAAATTGACCGTGTAAAATATGGCAAGAAAAAAGGTGGCAAAATTAAAATGAAAAAAGGTGGTATGGTCAAAAAACATCGTGGTGATGGCTGTGCTCAACGTGGTAAAACTAAAGGACGTATGGTCTAAGGAGAATATTATGGCTGGATGTGGTGGTATGAGAAAGAAAGCAATGGGTGGCAAAATTAAAATGGCTGGAGGCGGAGGTTTAAAAGCTGTAGATGCAGAAAAAAACCCTGGACTAGCTAAACTACCTGAAGATGTACGTAATGATATGGGGTATATGAAAAAAGGCGGTAAAGTTAAAAAGAAAGCCCCTAAAGGTATGCACTACATGCCAGACGGTAAACTTATGAAAGACTCAGACCACAAGAAAAAGAAAACCAAAAAGAAAATGGCATACGGCGGCGGAGTCAAGAAAATGAAAAATGGTGGTAAAATTGATGGATGTGCAATGCGAGGTAAAACTAGAGGTCGCAACGTATGATGAAATGTCGTGGTATGGGCAAAGCCATGAAGCCTGTAGCTTTGAAGAAAGGCGGTACAGTTAAAGACGCATGTTACCGCAAAGTAAAAGCAAGTTACAAAGTATTTCCTAGTGCTTATGCTTCAGGCGCTATTGCTAAGTGTAGAAAAAATAAAGGTAAATAATGGCAGTTCGTAAGACAGCTAAAGGTGCTGCACTAAAACGATGGTTCAAAGAAGAATGGAAAGACGTTAGAACCGGTAAAGCATGTGGTAGAAAGAAAGGAGAATCTCGTGGGACTCCTTATTGCAGACCTAGTAAAAGAGTGTCTAGCAAAACTCCTAAGACATCAGGAGAAATGACTGCAGCTGAGAAGAAGTCAAGAATATCTCAGAAGAAAAGTTTGGGACAACCAGCAGGTAAACCACGTAGAGTTGCTCCACTAAAACGTAGGAAGACAACAAGGAAGAAATAATGGCTACATCAGGAACAGCAACATTTAATATGGACTTAAATCAAATAGTCGAAGAGGCGTTTGAGAGATGCGGTGCTGAACTACGTACAGGTTATGATTTAAGAACAGCAAGACGCAGTTTAAACTTACTTACTGCAGAATGGGCAAATAGAGGAATTAACCTTTGGACTATTGAAGAAGGTAATGTATCTTTAACAAGTGGAACTATTAACTATAATCTTCCAGCTGATACAATAGATTTAATTGAACAAGTGATTAGAACAGGTACAGGACAGAATCAACAAGATATTAACATAACAAGAATATCTGCTCCTACATACGGTACCATACCTAATAAAAATGCAACAGGTAGACCAATACAAGTTTGGATAAATAGACAAGCAAGTCAACCACAGATTAACGTATGGCCTGCACCTGATACAAATAATTACACATTTGTTTATTGGAGATTGAAGCGAATTGAGGACGCAGGGAACGGCGTTAATACTCAAGATATACCATTTAGATTCTTGCCTTGTTTAGTAGCAGGTTTAGCGTTTTATTTAAGTATGAAATTACCTGGTGCTGATATGAGAACACAGATGTTAAAAAATGAATATGAAGAACAATGGATGTTAGCTTCAACTGAAGATAGAGAAAAAGCCGATTTAAGACTTGCACCCCGTCGGCAGTATTTATAAGGAAACGCTATGGGACGAAAGTATACGTCTGGTAAACATGCCATAGCAGAATGTGATAGATGTGGTTTTCAATATAAGTTAAAAGAACTAAAAGACTTATTTATAAAGACTACAGAAACAAATATTAAAGTCTGCAAAGAATGTTGGGAACCAGACCATCCACAGAACATGCAAGGTATGTATCCTGTTGATGACCCACAGGCAGTAGAAGATCCAAGACCAGATAGAAACTTGGAAGAGCAAAGAGATTATCAGTATGGCTGGAACCCTGTAGGGCTAAACAACCCTCTTGCAATACCAGACATTGAGGATGATTTGGAAGGTACCGGACAGGTTGGCACGGTTACTGTAACAATAACTTAGGAGTATAATGATGAACAAAGATAGAAAATGTTGCCCTACTACTTATAAGCAACCAGAAATGGTGGCAACACCTAACACAGCTGGTTATCCTGAGAAGGATGTTAAGACTGAAGGCGTAGTAACACGTGGTAACGGTGCAGCAACAAAAGGTACAAAAGCACGCGGCCCAATGGCATAAGGATAGGTAATGAACTATACAGAACTTGTAGCAGCTGTAGAATCGTATACAGAAAACCAGTATAGCACTACAGATATAAATACATTTATACAACAGGCTGAACAAAGAATATATAATGCAGTTCAACTGCCTGACTTACGTAAAAATGTTACAGGTAATATGACATCAGGTAATAAATATTTACAGTTACCTACTGATTGGTTATCGACTTTTAGTATTGCTGTTATTGATACTAATAATGAATATACATACTTATTAAATAAAGACGTGAACTTTATTAGAGAGTCTTTCCCTGATACTGATACTCCGTTTTATGGAAAGCCAGAATATTATGCAATATTTGATGACACAGCGATTATACTCGGACCTACTCCAGATGCTAATTATAACACTGAGCTTCATTACTATTATTATCCTGAGTCTATCGTTACTGCTACTAACACTTGGTTGGGTGATAACTTTGACAGTGCTTTATTCTATGGAAGTTTGTTGGAAGCGGCTGTCTTTATGAAAGATGATTCAGATACTGTAGCTTCGTATACAGCTAAATACCAAGAAGCTATGGCATTATTACAAAACTTAGGTGAAGGTAAAAACAGACGAGATGCTTACAGAAGTGGGCAAGAAAGGATACCGGTTAGATAATGAAAGAAATGAACTTTGGTGATTTACAGTTTGATGTAATTACTTCAGAAGCAGGACACGGGCATACGCCTGAACAAGTAGCGGAAATGGCATTAGCAAAGATTATATATGTAGCTCAAGATGCTAACCCGTTAATACGTGAGCAAGCAGAAGCTTACAAAAACAACATTAGACATGTTCTAGTGCAATATATGAAAAAGGCTATCAAGTCTAATCATACAACAATAGCGAATAAACTGCGTGATGCAGGACAT